CTTATGAGTATATATGTGAATGGTATATTGGAAGCCCAACCCTCAATCGAGGAAGAGATGAAGAGAATGGGTAAGGATGCCAGCAGAAGGATCAACGATTTTACTGTATGGGCTAAAACAGTATTCAACCCTGACGAGTTTGAAGTGTTAGAAGGATTAGCAACTTCAGCTTCTGGTTTTGGAGTCCTTGAAAAAATGAGAGGGATGATGAGAGATTTTCAAATATCAACCTCCGATAATGCTAAATCAGTCAGCTCAATGACCCAAGAGAAACTCTACGAGATGGTGGCAGATGAAAGATACAGCACTTCACCTTCTTTTAGAAAGGAAGTTGATAATAAGTTTAAGGAGTTCTTTGGAGCACATCCCTCTGCCGAAGTTAGGAATTAATATTTATAAATAATACAAAAAATTGATACAAATTAAAATGGTATCATGTGGTAAAATACATTACACGGACACTCTTGTCTTAAAGACCCGTATTCTAAAAGATGGCAACTTGTAAACATGCTAGATTCAGCCCAGAATACGGAAACCTGAATTGAAAAAACAATTTAATTTAATTTAGGAGAAGACAGAATGTCTATCAATCTATCTAGTGCTGCGTCAGCTCAGTTCGATGCTGAAGTAAAGCACGCTTTCCAGACAGCTGGAAAACTCCGTGGTGCAGTTCGATTAAGAACTGGCGTTGTAGGTGATACTTACAATTTCCGCACTATGGGCAAAGGGTTGGCTAATCAGAAGGCTAGTCAATCGGATGTTACTCCAATGGATATATCTCATGCTAAAGTTGCAGTTACCTTAGAGAACTGGGTGGCTGGTGAATATACAGATATATTCGATGCAGCAGAGGTTAACTTCGATGAGCGCAGAGAACTCGCAGAGACTATCGCTGGTGCGATGGGTCGTAGAGCAGACCAATTAATTATTGATGCTCTATCAGCTGGTTCAACTATCTCTCATGGTTCTACTGGTTTAACTTTAGCAAAACTGATTAGCGCAGCTGAGGAGCTGAATGATAATGGGGTGCCATCAGGTGATCGCATCCTGTTAAGTTCAGCAGAAGGTATTACCGACCTGTTAAGTGATACAACTATTACTTCCTCAGACTATAACACTGTTAGAGCGTTGGTGGCTGGTGAAATCAATAGCTTTATGGGTTTTAATGTCATCATGCTTGAAACTCGTGCTGAAGGTGGGCTGTCAAAAACAAGCACAACTCGTGATTGCTATGCTTTCCATAAGTCAGCAGTTGGTGCTGCTATCGGTCTTGATATTTCTACGGAAGTTAACTACATTCCAGAGAAAACTTCATGGCTTTCTTTAGGCAAATACAAAGCTGGTGCGGCCACTATTGACACTGCTGGCGTTGTAAAAGTTGAAATCACTGAATAATATAGGAGACTAACATGGCTTTTGCTAGAGCAAATCTAAACCTGTCCTCATCTGGAGCTGCTGATGCACCAAAGATTTGGACCTATAAGTCTGCTGATGCTATCGCAACACTTAACACTTCTGGCTACTTTAATAGTGCCTCTAAGGAGTTAAATGTTGGCGATTTGATCTATGCTTATGACACCGCAACTCCAACAGGTTCGTTGGTGGTTGTTTTGTCTAATGCAAGTAGTGTGGTTGATGTATCTGATGGTACAGCAATCTCAGTTGCAGATGCTGACTAAGTAAAAAGTTAAGCCCCTTCGGGGGCTTTTCCCTTACCTATGTCATCAGTAAAGAATTACACATCAATCGACTTGGCATCCAATGCGTTGCTCTTGATTGGTGAAGAAACCATATCGTCATTTACCGATGATTCTACAGCAGCTCTAGTGGCTGCTAATTTGTATGAGCCAACATTTGAGGCTCTACTGACTGTCCACCCTTGGAGGTTTGCATCATCTAAAGCAACCTTGTCAAGATTGACAGCAACCCCAGTAAACCAATGGGATTATGCTTTTCAGCTACCTGCTGATTTTCTGGTAGCACAGCATGTGGACTCGGACATCATGAACTATCAGATTTATGGTTCTAAGTTATATTCAAACCAAACATCAATCGTTCTGGATTACACATTCAAACCTGACGAGTCCTTACTACCTGCCTACTTTGCAGAGGTTCTTGAATACAAGTTGGCTTCAGTGTTCTCTATACCTATAACGGAGAGCGCAACCAAAGGAGAATATTATGCAGAACTCGCAGAGAAGATGTTGACCAAAGCTAAACAGATTGATTCTTCAGCAACACCTTCTATCGTTCCAAACGAAGAGTCTCCACTTATTGGTGGCAGGGCTTAATGGCTAAAGCATCTGTATCACAAACACAGTTTACTGCTGGGGAGTTAGACCCTAGATTAGCAGCTCGTCATGACTATGATGGCTACTACAAGGGTGCACAAACTTTAACCAATGTAACTTGTTTAGGTCAGGGTGGCGTTAAAAGAAGAGGTGGAATGAAATACATCGACACTTTAACCGACACCGATGTTCGTCTAGTGACTTTTGAGTTCAACGTCACCCAAACCTATCTATTGGTTTTTGCCAATGTAAAGATGTACGTCTACAAGGATGGAGTTAAACAGACCAATTTAAATAGTTCTGGCAATGACTACATCACAACCCCTTGGAACGCTACAGAAGTTAAGGAGATGAGTTTTACCCAGAGTGCTGATACATTGATTATCTGTCACAATAGCCATGCTCCCAGAAAGATAGTTCGCTCTGGCTCACATACAGCTTGGACACTATCAACTATATCATTCTCGTATTATCCAACCTATGACTTTGACCAGAACTACGACAGCAATACATTTGCTATAGGTACGGGCTACGATTCGATTGGTTCTTCAGTTACTGTTACTTGTAATGCCTCTGGAAAAATAACATCTGATCATGTTGGTGGTATGTTTGAGGGTAATGGTGGAGTCATTAGAATTGTATCGCAAACTTCAACTACACTCACTGGAACTTTATTACAGGAGTTTATCAACAACAATACTTTGGATGGTGTTGATTGTAGTCTGGAAGAGCCTGTATGGAGTGCCACTCATGGCTATCCGATTGCAGTGACCTTCCATGAATCAAGACTATGGTTTGGTAATGCAACATCCAGACCACAGACATTATGGGGTAGTGTAATTGGAGACTTTTATAATTTCGATAGGGGTGTGGGAGGTGATGATGAATCTATTGACATCACGCTTGACACCGATCAGGTTAATGCCATATATCATCTTGTCTCAGGTAGACACTTACAAATATTTACTTCTGGTGGTGAGTTCCATATTCCTGAAAGACCAATCAAACCAGCAAGTGTAAGTGTCTTGAGACAAACCAGATTTGGTTCAATGCAGAAAGTCAAACCAATCGGTGTAGATGGCGCAACAATGTTTATCCAGAGGAATGGCAAACAAGTACGAGAGTTCATCTTTACCTATACTGAAGACTCTTATATTTCCTCTGAAGTGAATCTACTTGCTCCCCATATTATTAACTCTCCAGTGTCAATGGCAAGTCAGACGGGTGATATTGAGAATGAAGGTAACTACCTATTTGTTGTCAATGGTGATGGAACAATGGGGGTTTTCATCACTAATCGTGTGGAGAAGGTAACAGCTTGGACTAAATATACAACAGAGGGAGATATTCTTGATGTGGCTGTTGTTGAAGATGTTATTTATCTCTATGTTAAGAGAACTATCAACTCATCTGTTGTTTATCACATTGAGGCGATAGATAATGATTATTACACGGATGCTTCTAAGCAAGTGACAAACTCACCAGCTTCGGCATCGGTAGCTGGATTAGCACATTTGAATGGTGAAGAATGTCGTGTTCGTGCTGACTCATCAGTGATGGATAATGCTACCCCTTCAGGTGGTTCGATCACATTAACAAGAACAGCAGAAGATATTGAAGTAGGCCTTAACTATAATACTGAAATTAAGACAATGCCTTCCAACATCACTTTGGATAGTGGTCCAATCAGCGTTAAGAAAAGGCGTATTTCAAGAGTATCAGCTCAACTTCATGAATCTAGTGGAGTTAAAGTTAATGGTAAGCCTTTACCAGTGAGAGGTTTTGGAGTAGGTATATTGGGTAAAGCTCCAGATGAATTTACAGGTATCAAGACTATTCCGATATTGGGATATTCAAGAACAGCTCAGATAACAGTAACACAGACTGACCCATTGCCTTTGACATTGTTAGGCTTAACGCTTGAATTACAGGTGACAGGATAATGCAAGCAATTGGAGTAGCTGCATCAATAGCATCAATAAGTGCAGGCAGGAAAGCCTCGGCTCAGGCAGCTAGGGCGCATGCACAAGCAGCTGAAGATCAAGCAAGGGCTTATAAAGAGCAAGCCGAGAGTGCTAAGAGTGCTGCCAAAGACAGAGAGTTGGAAAGGCTGATCAATCTAAGAAAGGTTAGAGCTGCCCAAAGAGCGCACTGGGCTGGATCTGGTATTGATTCAGGTTCAGGTTCGCCCACGACAATCGCTAGTAGGTCTTATCAAATGTTCGAGCTAGACCAAGGAGCTGACTTGATTAATACAAGGTGGCAAATACGCACTCTAAATAATTCAGCCGATGCAGCAATTCGCATGGGTCGTATTAAATCAAAACACTCTCTACTCACAGGCAAACTTAATACTTATAGTTCTATAAGCAAGCTAGCTAATACGCTATGAGTGAAGACTAAATGGCATTACCAGAATACAAGCGCACCACCCTTAGACAAGTCCAGAGTGCTGATATGTCATCAGCAAAAGTATGGGAAACATTGGCCACTACAATGGATGATTTTTCAGCTAAACTTAGTGGTTTTGCAAATACTCAACTATCACAGGTCCAATCAGCTCAGGCTGCCCAAGCAGCTAATACTAAATATCAGACAGCACTAGAGCTAACTGCTAGTAAATACGAGAAGTCACAAAATGATGCAGAGGCTGCTCGCTTATTGGCTGCTGAGAAATACGCTGCCTCACAACAAAGACAAAAAGAAAATGACGAAAGACAAAGAATAGAGGATGAAAGAGTAAGAAATGAACGAGCTTCAAAAGCCTATGTCAATAGTATGGAGGCTGAAGTTCTTAAAACCTTTAGAGAATTAAGTCTTGTTCATATTAATGATCATGAGGGTTATATGAACGCTGCCAACGCAGCAGCAGAGGTTTGGTTTGCGAATGAAACTCTTGATGAAACGGAAGGGATGCGACAACTCTTCACGACAATGGTTAATAACAAAAAGAACCAGTATGCTGAGACTCCATACCAGAACACCATAACACAAGAAAGGGAAGTACAGAAAACTGAGGCACTTAATAATATACACGAGGTTATTGCAGATGCTGTGTACCAAGCTGAGGACTGGATTAGAAAGGCAAATCTGGCTAGTTTAGATTTAGAAACCAATCCCCAAGAATTTGAAGATCAACTAGAGTTGGTAGAAAACCAATATGAAGTATTAGAGACAAAAATTGATCAATTAATTTTAGAGCATGATTTAACTGCTGATGAAGCTATAGCACTTGAAACGGAATTGAAGACTCGTTTCCTTAGTGGTGTTATAACTGCTCAACTTGCTATTGATATGGAAAATAACGAGGGTTGGGATAGCATCGAAAAGTTTTACGAAAACCCCAATAAGTTTATCAAAAACAATCCCTACATCGCTGCAATGTTTCCAGAGGGTTTTAAGATAAAAGACACAGAGAGAGAAGAAATATGGAAGGAACTTCTTGATTATAAAAACACTGTTAATAAACATGATGACTATGCCCTGAAAAAAGAACTAGAGGCATTAGAGATTGAACACAATGATAACTTCTCAGAAACATTATTCAATCTAGCTGATATGGATAAAGACGACCCTCTGGTACTTCAAGATATACAGGACCTGCTTGATAATGACAAAATTAGCAATGAACAGCATGATGCTTTGATCTATGCCTTAACAAGTGACAAGTATGCCCAAGAAGACGATGATGTTGTTAATGACATTCTCCTTATGTTGTTTGACCCTCAGAGTAAAGATACTGACATCTATGATGCAATAATAGAGGCAACTGCTGCTGGTCAAATAAATACAACTACTGTACAAAACATGCTTGGAAAGTTGCGCTCTGGCGATCTAAAAGCATTAACGAATAGCTTTGAATTTAAACAAGGCATGAATATGATTCGTATGGGTCTTACCAAAGATGCTGACGCATATACTGAAGGTGAAGCAAACGCTGTCAGGTATGCCCAAGAAGAGTTCTATAAAAGGATTTTGGAAGGTGAAAAACCTTTGGATATTTACAATGAAATCATTGATAGGTATCAAGGAGTGTTAATAAATGAAAGTGAAGTTACTAAGCCTGTAGAGAGAGAAGTAGTTGAGGTTGAAGTTGAACCAGTAGAAGTTGATTTAGCTAAGGCAGGTTCAACATATCAAAACTCAGTATATGACTCTGAAACAGGATTCAATACTTACTTTGTCGGCACGCATGGTTCAATGACAATAAGTAATGCCATCCAGACTGAAATCAAGATTGGTGAGCAGCTAGAGAATAAACTACTAACAGAATCACAGGGGTCTGAGTTAATGAAACAACTCTATGACTATATGAGATTGTTACAAGGTTTAGAACCTGTTGAACCTTACATACCAGAGGTTATTCAGTGATTGAGGAAAATACTACAATGGTTAGTGAAGAAGTTGCTGGACTAGAGAATATACCTGTTGTTCCAACTAATGAGAGTGTAGTGGCTGATTATTCTGATAAATTGTTCACTCTACAAAACTATGAGTTCTCGACAGAGAAGGCTAGACACAGATATGCCGAGTCTCAAAAAGCCAGACAACAAATTGAAAATCCTGTTAAAGACGAAGAGATCAACTTTAATAGCTCTGGTATTCCTGAAGTTACATTTTCTGATATTCCTACTGAAGATGATGAGAAAAACAAAGAATGGCAAATTCAACATATTAAAGATAACCCTCAAGAAGCATGGAAATACGGTGAAGAAGATGTTGATTATATTAACTATAACGGAAGAAGAATAAAGAAAAAGGATAGAGGGGCTTTTACAAATCTGTATCTCGCTGCTCCAGACTGGGCGCAAAAAATAGTATATCCACTTGCTACTGTTTTCCTGAAAGACACAGAAGAATCGAATCCTATATTGCGTGGTGCTGCTAGTGGTCTTGTACAAGGATTTAATAACGTCTTAGAGTTTGCTAGGGATATTAATAATGCGATGCCAAACACTAGAAAATTCAAAGAAGAAGAATGGTGGCAGATTCCTAAAATACTCGAATCCAATCCTGATTCTACTACAGAAGGGGTGATTAATGGGCTTTCTCAATTTATAGGTGTGTATACAGCTTTAGGTAAGATAAGTAAAACAAAAGATTTAAAGAACGCACCTAAAAAAATGAAAATCCTTGATGATATGTGGAGAGGTGCTATTGCCGATGCCATGTTTGATCCAGAGGAAGGCAACCTTGCTACATTAATTAATATGTTAGATGACGATACAACAGCTGTAGGTGTGCCAGTAGGAAAATGGAAAGGACCACTTACAGAGTGGTTAGGAACTCCAGTAGGCGAAGATGCTGATGCTTACGAAAGATTAGAGCAAAGAGCGAAGAATTTACTTGAGGGTGCTACTATTGGTTTTGCTGTTCACACTTTAATGCACATGCTTAAAGGCACAAAAGATTGGATGCTTGATTCTGACCCTGAAATGTTCTGGAAAGTGTTAAAGCAGCTTGGTATTTCTGATCAAAGAATATTCGCCTTTCAAAATACAAGAGGTGTTAATGCTGTTCAAGCACCTGCTGATAATATTGGTATGTATTCCCAGCTGGAAGAGGCAATTCTTAATATGCCTATGGAAAAGAATCAGGCTGGTGATGTTCTGCGTTATTTGAAAAAGAATGGTGTTACTGCTAATGAGTTGGATGATTCAGGTGTAGGTGCGTTTCTTCGGGAAGCGGAAACGAATAAAACACCTGTAACAAAAACAGAGCTAGCAAAAAGGTTTGAAAAGGATTCAATAGTCAAAACTCTCAATACAGAAACCTTTACTCAAGGGAGTAATGTTGATGCCATTGAATTAACTGATGAAGATGAATTGTTAAATGTTTACCAATATGAGCGTGAGGGTGGAGACCCACTTATTGCTCAAGATGAAATTGCTGGTTTTAACGGAAGAGTCCTAGACCATGACGAAATGTATGACAATATTTCAAGTCATGCAGATGATATTCGTCACGAATTAGAAACTGGTAGTTATGACGATTATGATGCTACAAGTATAAGAACTGCGATGGCAGAACTTTATCCTGATAAATACGGAAGAATTGAAACTCCAAAAGATTTTGATGAGTTTAATCTTAAATTAGGCTCTATGTATGGTGGCAATAACTATAAACCTGAACTTCATCCTAACCCAGAAGAATTTAGACAGCACGTTGATGAGGCAGCTGATCTAGTAGCAAAACAAAACTATGACGAAGCCCCTGTATACAGATGGGAGGTATCAACAGATGAGTGGAGTTACGAGATTACTGGTAATGAAGATTATGGATATAGCATTGATATAACGGATGTTTCTACTGGTAGTTCAAGATCGGTTGACAATGTAGGTTCAGTAAATGAGGCGCAGCTCAGAATTCGACAACATGAAATAGAGTTTGGAAACTATAGTCATGAAGGAAGCGCAGAATTTGGGCAGTATGTGAACTTAGGTGCTGATATGTCCACCTACAAGGAAACTATAATTACAGCTGAATCACCATCAAATATGTTTTTTGAAGGAGGGCATTATGATGCAGATGATGTTGTTCTTCATCTAAGGACTACAGAGCGTATCGACTCAGCTGGAGAGAAGGTTTTATTTATCGAAGAGCTACAATCTGATTGGGCTGAAGAAGGTTTTAAGAGAGGCTTTGTAAAAGGAAGTGAGAAAAAACATTATAAAGATATTAAAGATTTAAACGAAGAATTAGGAGCTGCAATGAAAGCAAGAGATGAGTTCCTTGAAAAGAATGGTTGGAAGATGAGTTTTGATACACCCATGCGTAAAGATGACCTTCACCCAGTAAGTAGTAGTAATGTGCCTTCAGAGATAAAAGATGTAGTTCAGAAAGTTGACAAGATAAGGGAGAAGCTTCGTACCCAACAAAACTTAGTTGCTCCAATGCCAATGAAAGATAAGTGGATGCAGCTTGGTATGAAAAGAGCAATACAGATGGCTATAAATGGTGGAGTTAATCGTATAGCTTGGACAAACTCTGCTGACCAGATTAGCCGATGGGGTAAAGGCACAAATGGCAAGTTTGAAGAAATGTTCGTCAATCTTTATGACAAGAAGATGGTTGGCTATGCGAAACGACTTGCTAATAAATATAACTCCAAAATTGGTAAAGGAAAAACAATTATGAATCAAACAAGATACTTTCTTGAGATAAGCCCCGAAATGAAAGATGTTGTTGAGAAAGGAAGATTCCCAGCTTATGCAGTGCCTGTTGTTCCTATAGGTGATAAAGACAAGGAAGATAAGTCATGACAGTAGCATATTCAATATTTAAAGGTTTTTTTGACTCAGGCGCAACAAGGGTAGGCGATGTTATTGAAAAGGCATCCAAGGGCAATTTAGATGACACTATAAACATTTCGTCAAAGGGAACAGATACTTCCACTGTTGACAATATGGATATTCCTATAGAGGACAATGTTGATGTTCCTATAGAGGACAATGTTGATGTTCCTATAGAGACTGTTGATGTAGAGAAAGAGGCAGAGGCGTTGCTTGATACAACAGCACCTGTCAACAGAGAAAGACAATCAGATGTAAGTTTTGATGGTAGGAATTACAATTTAATCAATGTAACTGACTCTGATGAGCTGGTAAGAATCATTGACTATGTTGGCAGTCAAAACGATAACTTTATTAATGCCAGAGGTGGTGGGCCAAAATCACATTCAGAAACTATTGCCAAATCAAGAGCATCATCTTTAGCAGAATTAGAGAAGATCATTGGCTATAAGTTAGGGGATGGAGTAACAGATCAAAGAATATTTGGTGCAAGACAATTACTTCAAGAGTCAGCCGATAATCTTAAAACAATGGCAAACAAAATTGCAGCAGGTGATGCAGATGATGCCTTTAAACTTAAATTCAGACAGGCTATATCATCTCATGTAGCTATCCAACAATCGACAGCTGGAATGGCAGCAGATGCTGGAAGGGCATTAAACGCTTTTAGAATCCCTGTAGGTGCAGGTACTAGCAGCGAGTCTTCTATTTACAGAAGTCAGTTACAACAAACGCTTGAGAAATTCGGTGGCGATTCGGCAACTAAACAACTTGCAGAGGTTATTTTAAATGCTGAAGATTTAGAACAGATAACCAAGACATTACATAAAGCGCATTTTGCTAAGTCATCAGATATTATTCTTGAGATTTGGATTAACGGACTGTTATCAAGCCCTGCCACACACATGGTGAACACTATATCAAACCAAGTGGTTGCTATATTAGCTATTCCTGAAAGATTTGTTTCAGCTACGTTTAGCAAGTTACTTAGGACAAAAGATGGTATTCAGTACCAAGAGGCAATGGGTCAGATATATGGTCTATGGTATGGGATGCGAGATGGTTTTGTTTTAGCAGGTAGAGCACTTAAAACTGGCGAACCAACTGACCCAGCTATGAAGTATGAGGCTCGTAGATATAACGCTTTTCATTCCGAAAACTTTGATCATCTTCTCGGCAGCAAAATAAACATAAAAGAAGGGAGTGGGGTTGCCAAAGGTATTGACTTTATGGGCGATTGGGTTGTGCGCCTACCAACTAGATTCCTAGCTGCTGAAGACGAGTATTTCAAAGCTGTTGGCTATCGTATGGAGCTTAATGCTCTAGCCTATAGGACAGCAAAAGCGGAAGGGCATAAAGGTGCTGATTTAGCCAATAGGATTAGAGAACTTATTGAGAATCCAACAGAGGAAATTCATCTTGGTGCTTCAAATATGGCTCGATACCAAACCTTCACCAATGACTTAGGTGACAATGGTAAGGCGGTGCAGAAAATGATTAATAATTTTCCACCCTTTAAGTTCATCGCTCCCTTTGTAAGAACGCCTGTCAATATTGTTAAATATGTTTCTCATCGCACTCCTTTTAATAAAAAGATGTGGGAAGATGTTGCTGCTGGTGGGGTTAAAAGGGATGTCGCTTTAGCCAGAATGAGCCTTGGGAGTCTAACCCTTGGGATGATGTATAGTTACGCACTGGAAGGAAAGATTACAGGCAGAGGTCCACAGGATAAAAAAACCAGAGATGCGCTCAGATTAACTGGATGGCAACCTTATTCTGTCTACCATGATGGTAAATACTATGCTTACAATAGGCTAGACCCTGTAGGTATGTTTCTTGGTTTGGCAGCAGATACTGCTGAAATTATGCACTATGCTGATAATGCTGATTCATCTGAAGTTGCACTGGCATCTATTATGGCTGTTGCTAAAAACTTGGAGAA